AGTTTAGGTACAATAGAATTTAAATTAACGCTTAAACCATCAGATATATAAGATAATTCTATAATTTTATTTTTTAAATTGCTAGAAAAAGAAAAAGTACCTAATCTTTGATTTATACTAAAATAACCATTTGTTTGAGATGTAGAAGGTTGTAAGCCGTATCTTTGTCCATAAGCTTGTTTCCACCATATATAATCATAAACTCCATTATTGTTATATGGATCGTAGTTACCACTTAAGTCTTTATTATTAGCTGCAGCCCATTTTTCTTCTATTAAAGACTGTGCAGCTTGTAAATTATTACTAAAAGCATCTTGCGTTGGCACACCTTGAGAGTCTTGAGCAGGAAGTTCAGTTGGATTACCACTTAAACCATTTAATGGATATATAGTGTGTAGTACACCATTAGCATCACTCCAAGCTAATCTAACATAATTAACATAGTCTTGAGGTATTGGAACTGTTAAATTAGGAGAAATAGTAAGTTCCATAGATTTTGCAGATGGCAAAGTATCATAAGATAATTCTTGCATTGCTCTTCTAGCATGAAATAAAACATCGCTACGTTTAACAGTTTGCACAACTTTATCTTGTCCAACATAAGCTGTTAAAAAATTGTTTATTATGTCATCTAAAGATAAGTAGCTATAACTACCATAATTATCTGCTATGGCTACATCTGTTAATTGTAAAAATACAAACTTATCTGCAGCTAAAGCATTTTGAAATAATAAAGTGTTATTAGTGTCGTTTGAAACTGAAACAAGAGCAGGGCTTATTAAATTAGCTGTAGAAGGAACTGTAGCAGCAGTATCTAGTAGATGTACTGAAAAATTACCTGTACTTCTAACTTGAGTACCAAATTGATCATAGTTACTAATAAGTGTGGTATTAAGATTTGGAAAACTAAAATTATTTCCACCTCCTCCTGTAGTAGACACTATTTGTTGACCCGCGTAGTATTGCGCGTTGTTTTCCTGCATCGGTATTGTTGCAACTGTTTTAGTCATAGCTTATTGTTGTTGTTGATTATCTATTTGTGCTACTGCACCAGCAGCTGCTTGAACAATTTCTGGGTCTCTAACTACAACACCAGCGTATGTTAATATTTTTAATATAAGCTCTGATTGATCTAAACTAGATATGTCAAAATCAACAGATGCAGAGCCACTATCGTATATATACTGGCCTAGAGTTCCAACAGTAAAGCCCCAAACAGGATCAACTGGTTTTTTAACATATTCTAAATTATACACTTGCGCAGGAGAGCCATTGACACTGGCAACGCTAGCAATACCTGGTAGTATGTTTATAGTAGTACCCTCTATATAGCATATAGGATATTTTGAAGTTGGAGCTGTTAACTGAGATCTTCTAGTTAACAAAAATTCATGTTTTGGTACTTTTTGTACTTCTACTGGAAGTAAAGATCCGTTAGTGTATTCTAACATACCAAATCTATGGACAGCAGGATTTTGTGCTGAAAAATTATATTGACCAAAACTACCAGACAGCGTCACGGTAACTGCAGCTGATGTTTCAAATGCGTTAATTTTTTCTTGCAGCGTTTTAACTCTATCTGCATATTCACTTGTGTTTTGAGGACTTCTTAATTGAACATTTAAGTCATCAAAATATTTTTCAAATATTTCTAATTGAGCTTGTTTAGCTAATGTATTAAATTCATAAGGTGTTAAATAACCTCTTTGCTCTTTATTTAGTATAGCTAATACAGTTGTGTATACAGTGTTTACGTTAATCGCCATATTTGTATATTTAAAAAAAAAGGGTGGCAGAATACCACCCTATATTATAATCACTTGTTATTTAAACTTTTTCTCTATAGATCTATAAACTTCAAGCCCTTCATCTGTTTTAAACCAAGCAGCCATAGCTGAATAGGCGTTTTCATCAAAAGGTATATTCATTAATTTTCTACCATTACTTTTCCAAGTAAAAGATCTTTGATCTTGACTAAGTTCAATTATATTTTCTTCACATGCTCTAATAGCGAAGTTTCTTAAAATAACATTTTCATCATTAGCTAAGTCTATTAATAGTTTAGGGTTTTTCTTAGCAAATAATAATAAATCTCTTTTAAGCTCCTTAGAACTCATGCTAGACACGCTAGATCCTACTTCAACTCTCATTATGGCTTCAGCATGATCTATATCCATTTCGTATGCTATATTCATTGCGTCAATTTCTAGTTCTAAATAATCGTATTGATCTTCTGCTTCAACAATAGGATCAAACTCATTAAATATAACTCCATTATGAGGGTGTTTTTCTAGGAACTCTTGTAAGTTTCTTTTTTCAGAAGGTACAACTAAAATACCATCTTCAAATACAATATGCTTTAATGTTACAGAACCTTTCTGCTCATCTACAAATATGCTTTTTTGATTAGTTGCATATCTTAACTCTCTTTCATAACCTAAGTCTTTATCAAAATAAACTAATGGGTATCGTTGACTATGTTTACTAGGTATAGTATGAGTTAATGGTTTTTGCATACCTATCAAGAAATATCTTCTTGTTTTGTATTCCCAGTTATCTACTGGCTTTTTTTCTACAGGCGCAGCTTTTTTAACTGGTGCCTTTTTTGTTTTTGTTTCTTCCATAATATAATATAATATAATAATTAAAAAAGACCCCGCCTAAGCGGGATCTTATTACTGTGTTTTATGTAACAGCTTCAAACGAAGATGTAGCAGAAGTAATTATTTGATTAACTCCAAACTCACCGTTAGGTTGAGCAGGGAATAAATCAGGTATACTTCCTGGTGCTTGAACAGCAGCTTTCATAGCGTCTGCAAAAGCATTTCTTATAACTGTAGTTGATGACGTATTAGTGTCAGGCAACTCAATGTTTAAGCTTGGTGCAACATAACCAGTTCCAGCAGTATCTATTAATAAACCGTCATAGTGTAATACTAATACGTGGCTAGATCCAGCAGATCCTGTAAAACTTACTTTGTTAACTCCGTCAACGTTGATTAAGTCAAAAGTTGGAGCTGCAGTTGCAGTTCCAGCTGATTTTAATCCTTTTATATATGCGCTCATAATTTTATCTTTTAAAATGTTAATAATTAATTAAGCCCCCTTGAATAACACGAAGTTATTAGCAGCTTGAGTTACTAAACATCTTTCAGATAAAAAGTTTACTCTCATTGTATCTAAGTCAGTAGTGTAAGCACCACCAACAGATCCAGTGATCCATGCTTTAAATCGTCTATCTTCAGTTTCAGAAGCTCTATATCTTACGTGTAAGAAAGGACGTCTGATGTTTGATCCTAGCATTTGATCGTATACAGTAGATGTACCAGCTGGTATCATCACACCATCAATTTGCTTAGACAATCCTCTAGTAGTAGCATCGTTTAAGTATTTCCAATCAGTCTTGTAGAAGTCATAAGAACCTCGTCTAAAACCTGAAAATCCAAAGTTTAATGCCATTTCTGATTCATTATCAAATAAACCATAAGAAGCAGATTGAGTAGAGTTGTATCCACCGTTTGTTGCAGCTAACATATCATCAAAATCAAGAGCAGTTTCTCTTGACAAGAATAACATGTTTTCTTCAATAGCACCTTGCTTGTCTAAGTTTTTTAGGATCGCATCAAAATCACCTAAAGCACCTGAACCAGGAGCAGCAGCTCCGGCAAAGCCTTGGAATACATTACCTCTAGCTTCAATAGCAGCAAACAAACCTTCAGTACCTTTAATTTGCTGTGCAGAGCCTGGGCCAAAAGCAGCAGTAGGGAATTGAGTGTTACCGTTTACGTTAGCTTGAAGTACACCTTCAACCATTGACATCTCCATATAATCTTCAAATCTTAGTCTAGTTTCAGACTCAGCTTTTAGATACCATAAGTATCCAGAAGTACCGTCTTCAGTAGCAACTTCGATCCATCCAATTTGTGCAGCATCAGAACCACTTATTTCGTAGTTATCTTTTAAGATAATTGGTGAGTTAACAAAAGTAGTAACACCTGGCTCGATAGCTCCAGCCATTCCGTTACTTCCTTTTGGGAATTCAGAACCATATACGAATAAGCTACAAGTTCCACCTGTAATAGCAGCTGGAATAGCAGCAGCAGTAGTTTCATATAATATACAATCAATAGTATAACCGTCAGTAGTAGCACCAGAAGTTCTATCTGTAACTAAAGCTTTAGCAGATACAAGACCTGTAGCATTATCAGTTAGAATAATTGTGTTACCTTCTCTAATAGCTGAAGTTGCTGGGTTACCAGCACCTGGAGTTATTGTTACGGTTATTGTTGAATTAGCTCCAGCAGCAACGGCAGCATTGTTATATGCGACGTGTAATCTGTTTTGCTCAGTCCAAACAACTTGATCAGATGTCATAGGCATTTCAGCGCCTACCATTCTCAAGAAACCAGCTAATGTTCGGTTTCCGTATCTTTCTACCTCTTGCTCATAAAGCTCAGGTAGATATTGTTGTGCCCATTGGTTAAAACCACCTGCTATGTCCTGGAAATTAATATAATTATCCTGAACAAGAACTTGGTTTGGCATAGGCGTTATTTTTGCGGGAAAACTCCCGCCTGGGATTAGTGCCATTTTGTTTTTTTATTTATTTATGTTCTTTTTTTAATTCTCAATTTAGTACTATCAACCCCGCTTATAGCTCTAACTTTCCATCCATTGGGCAATGTTTCACCAGTGTCCATTGATCTTGGTTCAGAGTTTATGTTTTTAGATTTTGCAATTATATCTTTAGTAGCATCGGCTTTACCTTGCTCATAAAAATGCTCTGCTAATCTATCTGCATTACGAGCAGCATACATAGCTTTATGATAACCATCGATGTCTTTAATAGATCCGTCTTCTGAAGTAAACTTATTAATAAATTTACCAACATCAACTTGACTATTGCCAACATCAGAAGGATTTGATAGTTTATACTTAAACTTTTTTTCACCAACTTTAAAATTGAAACCTTCAAATTCGTTGTTAAAATAGTTTTTAGTGTTATCTACAAACTCATCTCGCTTAGCTGCAATGGTTGATTGTTCTTTATTGTATCGTTGGAAAAAGTCCATAGCTTTTTTCTGCTCATTAGTAACAGATGGCCTCAACTTGATTTCATCATAGTATTTACTTTTTATTTGCTCTAAAAAGTTCTTGGCTTTTGCAACTTCTTCTTTATATGCAAGCTTTTGCTTACGTACAAATCTTTCTTCGTCCGCTTCTTCATCATATGTAAAATTATCTTCCATTACAAATCTAATTTCATCATCATTTAGATGCGGTCTAGTTTTTTTATAATATTCTTTTATAAGTAGTTTATCGTCGTATTTACTGTAATCTTTATTTAAAGTAACATAATCTTCTACGTTACCACCTGTTTCATTCATAAATGAAACTAGTTTTTCTACGTTTTCTGGAAGTTGTATACCTAAAGTTTTTTCATCTCTTATAGCTTCTTTTGCTTCTACTTCAAGATCTTTAGCTTCTTCTTTTATTATTTCTTTTATTACTTCTACTTTTTCTTCTACTTTTTCTTCTACAGGTTTGTCTATTACCTCTTCTAAAACATTTTTATTTTCTTCAGCTTTCACTGTTTCTTCTTTTGTTTCAGAAGGTATTACAACTTTAGTAGGTTGTTTGTCGGCTTCAACTTGTCTTTTCTCAGCATTTAAATCTACCTTAGTAATTGTGTTACTTGATTTGCTTAAGTTTTTAGCTCTTTTTTTTACTTTTAAAGGTTCTTTAGTGTCCTTTTCTGATTTTGCCATAATATAATATAATATAATAATTAATAATTAAGACTGCGACAGTATACTACTCATAGGATTTTCTAGATCTTGCACAATTGCAGGATTTTCAAAATCAATCGCGTCTAATTCTTTTTGTTTTTGATTTGCTATAGCACTCTGTTGTGTGCCAACAATTCTAGCTCTTTTGTCTTTACGTTCTTCAATATCTTTTTCTCTTTCTGATTCTCTAATTACCTTTTGCTCTCCTAGCTGCATGTTGTAATTAAACTCTAATTCCATTAATTCTCTTTTTATTTGAGACTCAACTCGCATTCTTTCTATTTCAAAACTTGATTTACCTTGTTCCACTTTTAACTGAACATCTGCTATAGCTTGCTTCTTTTGAACCTCAGCCATAGCCGCCGCTTCACTAGCCTTAGCATTAGCTTGTGCTTGTGCTTCTATATTAGCTAAATTTGCTGCTTGGGCAGCTGCTGCAGCTTTCTTACGTTTTAGCTTAATCATTTGATTAGCTAACTTAAGATTATTTATTTGTCTAATATCTATAGCATCTTCAAGATTTATGCTACCACTTTGTAAAGCTGCTTGTATGTTAGACTCAAGTTGTTCTTTTTCTAATTCATCTGGAACTAAGCTAAAGTATAATCCAAAATCAGCTAAATGAATTTTGTTTATATCTTTCATTTGACCAACATTCCAGGTGGATATACTATTTTTTAAAGCCTCATTAGTTAAAGCAAACTCTATAGAGTCAGCAGTTCTTAATACAATATTTTCACAAGCTCTTAGTGTTAAATACAAGGAGGCATTTAAAATATGCTTAGTTGCCGTGTTAGAGTTAGCAGCAGCTAGCTTTTGTAAACCTACTAAAGAGTCAGAATTAGGCATACTACCATCTCTAGCTTCATTAAGACCTGTTACATCTCTTATCATCTGTAAGTAATATTGATAAGTAGATATTAAAGAATTAATTTTATTGCCACCATCACTTTTAACAAGTTCTTGTATTGGTATTCTACCTGCATTCATTTCTCCCTCTGTAGTCATAGACCTACCTAGTATACTACCTGTTTGAAAATACATGTTCAAAGCTTCTTTAGCGTTATAAGTAGTTCCATTACCTAAATCTACTTCTGCTAGTCCATCAACATCTAAATAAACACCATCAGGTATTACTTTAGATATTACTTGTTGTATTTTTAAATGAGTTAATTGGATCATATCTGCAAAGCCCATCATTCTACTAACTAAACTTTCAACTCTACCTTGATAAAGCTTTGGAGCACATATAGTATAGTTCATGTTAACTTTTACTAAATTAGATTTTGGTCTTGTCATGTTTTCTGCAAGCTTCCACTCTAGCATCATGTCATAACCTAAAACTTTTGCACCGCTATATAAAGTTTCTATAGATCTTGAAACTCTATCGTAATTATCATTAGCTTCTGGATTAAACGTATCTGGTTTTTCTAAAGCTTTCTGTAGTCCTGTAGCTGTTTTCTTTATTTTATAAACTTGCTCACTATAAGTTTTGTATTCAAAATATAATACGTATATTGCGTTTCCATCTCTTCTACCATTCCAATTATATAAAAAGCTGCTATTACCTTGGTACTGTTCTAATTTTTCTAACTCTTCATTACTCAAGTTTGGAAACTGTTTTTTAACTTCAGCTAAAGAAAGAGGTTTTACTTCACCAACATACCACAAATCTTCAAAGTTAGGATCTTCACTATATGAGTATACTAATCTTGTAGGATCTACATAATCAACAGTAACACCTTCAGCTTTGTTCCAGTTAGTTTTAACAGCACCCATACCTAAAACAACTAAATCTTCTAACATTCTTCTTTTTGTTAGTTGATATTTATTGTATTCTAAAGTATTATTAATTGCTTCTTCACAAGCTATTTCTGTAGCTTGTTTATAGCTCAACTGCATATGCAAATCAAGTTCTTCTTGATTTTCTGGAAGTTCTTCTTTATTCTCTGCATTAAATAAATTTAAACCTATAGTAGCATCTAGTTTGTTTAATAATGCTTTAGCTTGCATGTCTCTTAATATGTCTTCAGCATATTTTGATCTTTTTCTTCTTGACTCTGGATCTTGTGCAGATGCTTTTATATCGTAAATCTTGTCATCCATACCATTAACAACAATATCTACAAATTTAGGTATTATAGGAACTGGCTTCCAATCTAAGTTTAAATAAGATAAATCGCCATTAATAGCCATTTCATCTTTATATTTTTGAACTGGTTGTTCTGCTCTTGAATATAACCTACGCATTCTAAAGTTATTATATTGCGTATTAAATCTGTTTTCAACGCCTGATCTTGTACCGCTAAACCAATCACCTTCTATAGCTTGGCCAACTTTTTTGCCATACTCTACGCTTTGTTTAACCTCGTCAGAAACGACTTGGTCTGGAAAAGTGCTATAAGCGTTTGTTATCTGATTTTTCATGCATTATATTATTTGTGAAGTAGATCCTTCATTATTAAATCTACGTATTCCTAAACTAACTTTTTCTATATTTCTTTGTGGTATAGGTCTATACTTATTTTTATTACAAGCCATAATTGCTAAACCAGAACTTATAGAAGCATCATATTTTGTTCTATTGTTTATATTAAACTTTGACCAATCGTCTAAAGTTTTTTGAAAATACATATTGCCATAACCATCTTCTGTTCTGCCAACATAATTTTCTATATAGTATTCTATAGCGGCTGCGTGAGCCTGTTTAATATCTTCACTGGAGTTAGGTATTCCACCTATTTCTTTCTCAGCTGTAGATAATTTATTCCAAATTTTATCAGGACGATTCATTGAAAAACCTCTATAACCTCTACGCTTAAAATAGTATAAAAGTCTTGGTTTGTTATTTTCAGCTAATATAGGCATGCCATAAAAAACACACGCCATCAACACATCTTCAAAAAATATTTCAGCAGTATCAGGTCTTGCTATATATTCTAAAAAAAAATGATTAGGAGATACATTCTCCATACTAAACTTGGTTAATCCATGTAATGCTCCTTTACTACCTTTACCATCCACAGTACCGCTAATGTCGTAAGAGTCACAGCCAAAAGCTCCAATATGTTCGTTACCTGGGTATTTACCTCCATTTTTTAAAATTATAGAATTTTGTAATTCAATATCAGGTATCCAAGAAACTAAAAACCTTCCATTTTTATTTGGAACAAACATTACTTGAGTATCTTTTATTCCTTCTATCCACATAAAATTACCTTGAGTTACTGAATTTATATTAGCAGTTTCTTCATTGTAATCAATTTGTTCGTAAATTTTAGTTAAGTTAAATAAACTATCTTTAGTTTCATCCCTAAAAGCGTGTTTTTCTGTTCTAGGAAATTGTCTATAATATTCATTTAAAGCATCTTGATCATTTCTTAAACCATCAACTTCGTTTTCCCAGTGTTCAATAACTCCAACTGTAATTGTTGAACCATCGATTCCTTTAATTGGATCTTCTGGCGCAACGAAGATAGGCAGTCCGAAAGTATCCATGAATCCCTCGTAGTTCCACTCCATAGGTATGAACAAGCTATAGAGTCCTGAAGCTGTTTGTCCATTTTTATTTCTTTTCGTAACATCTGAAGCGTTGTATAATTTTTTAAAATTTTCTCCACCTTTATCTAAAGCATTTGAAGTTGAGCCCATCATACATTTACCTATTACTCTTGAGCCTAGTCTTAATGTAGTTTTTGTAACTCTCCAGTTGTTTAATATATTATCAGGTCTCTCCCATTTACCACTTTCATCGTGAGCTAGTATTTTAAGTTTCTCACCATCATAAGAGTTATCACCAGTGTTTTTCCAATCAATAGTTGTATCAAGCCCGTCTAATTCTCTTAGTTGCTCATTACTCTCAAGCTTTCTTCTAGTAAGTTTTGAAGCCGGAACCCTATACGCCAGTTCTGTCTTAGGACGATCCATACCGTCTTGGATCGGTTTGAAGAAAAACGGATAGTTAACGGATATTGGTACAACTTTGTCTGTGAACATTTTTTTAGCATCTGCTCCAGATTTAGAGAGTATACCGAATCTGGAGTCACTAGATATTGTCGCTTGGTTAACAAGCTCTGCTGACGACATAAATGAAAATCCAGACCTTCTGTTTTTAAGGTAGCACATCCCGTAAGATCTATGATCTGCCTTGCATGCTTCCCAAAATATAAAGAATAATCTATTTGATTCTCTGTACTCTGGTGCGCCAATGTCAATTTTTGACCATTGCAAGTACATGTAATGTGTACCAGTAATATAAGTAAGAACATTGTTATTATAAAACCAGTAACCTTGTTCTCTTCTTTTGAATTCTTCGTCGATATAATCATACCATCTTTCTTTAAACTCAGCTGGGTATTCCTCCCAATCAAACCTACTTTTAATTCTTTTTAACTCTTTTGGGTACTCTGCTTGTTGCCAGTATTGTTCCTCTTTTTTTTCGCTTCGTTTAAACGATTCATCTGCTGCTGGTAAAGCAATCCTGAGATTTTGTATTTCAATGATTTGTCCAATTTTTCCAGTTTTACTTATTACTATAAAATCATATTCTACATTGTATCCGTATTCCCATTTTTTGAAACGATTTTGTTTCTTTAATATTTTAGGATTAACAATGTCTTTAATCTCTCTCCAAAGTGTCTGCTCGTAACTCACTTGCTTCTCCCTTCTGCAAAACCTTTAAAAGCTTTCTGTTCTTTAACTTCTTTAGGTTTTTCGTTTAAAATATCTTCTTCAAGCTGTATTCTATTTAGTATTTCAAAAGCGTCAAATATAGCTAGTTTTTTTGTTGCGGCAGCATTTTTTAATCTATCAGCGCTTACATCGTCGTCTGAGTCAACAATCTTTTCTTTTGCTACCTTAATAAGTTCCTCAACTGCTTTTTGCCCAGCTTGGATTATTTTCTTTTTCGTTTCCTTCGTATTCATTTACTAAAGCTATATCATTTGATTTCATACAATAAAGTCTTTCATCATTTATAATGAATTCAAACTCTGAGTCTGGTGTAAAGGTAATAAGCTCTCCTTTTGTTATTCCTAGAGCTTCTAAGTGGTTATTACCGTACTTTACTATGCCAACGTTAAGTTGTTCTTTATCGTTGTTTAAAATACTTTTATTTAAAATAGGTTTTATAAAGCAGTAGTCTAAATGTGGCTTATTATTGTACATATATAATTGTTGCGGATTTACAAAATATAAGTCGTCTTTAAAATACTTACTGCTATTTCTTTTATTACCCTTTTGATCATACCACACCCTAAATACATTATGGTGAATATAAACTTCATCTCCTATTTTTACAGGAGTTTTAAAAGCCGCTGGAGTAGAAACTACAATTGCTTTCTTGCTTACAAATTGGTGGTGCGATATTTGGGTATTAACAATAAGCGTTTTTGTGCCTATTAATACTTTATTGTTATATCTTTCGTTGTAAGGTTTAACAATAAATTCGTATAAACTCTTCACTAGTATTTTAAATCGTATTCTAAAGCTACCGCCATATTGCTATTAAATTTTTTCCAAGGAAGAACTTCATTATTTTTTTTAATAAAAATATTGTAAGATTTATCTTTTTCTTCAAAAATTATATCACTAACAACGTGACCTCCATATACTTCTAAACCAAGAGAATAATGCATAGCATCATTTTTATAGTCAGACCCAATACTAATCTTTCTTATCTTCGACATCTTTTTCTTTTATTCTTTCCCAACTTCCAGTCTCAAGATTAATGTTTATACTTCCGTATTTTTCTTCTAAAACTTTCTTATAAGAATCTACTTCTTCATTAGCAGATGCTATCTCATGTAAAAAGACATGTTTTTTAGCTTCTAAATAACCAATTTCTTGTGTTATTGTATTTAACTTTAGTTGTTGAGCTTGAATAGTTTCAAGTTCTTTTTTATTTAATATTCCAGTATCTACTGTTACTTTACTCATTTGATTTAATTTAATTGTTTGTTTTAATATATAGCCACGCAGTCAACCCCTACGATTAACTTAGTAGCTAACATAGGTGTTTTATCACCTACAACTGTACCCGGCTGTAC